AAGGCTATTATCGAAATATTAACCCCCTCAAAGACTAAGTCCGTGGCTGAATCTTTCATAAACAATCTAAATTACGATCTCCCAGCACCTCAACGTAAACCTCGTGTTCAAAAATATACAGGTGGTACTAACTCAAGAGCAGTTATAGAAGCTAGATGCCAAAGATTATATTCAAAACAACTAGAAGGTAAAACTACCAGACAACTAGTCATAGAACATTCTCATAGAGAAGGTATCTCAGAAACTACAGGTTGGGCTGATTGGAATAAAGTTAAAGAATGGAATGATCAAGATTGGTTAAAAGAAAGGGATAAAATGATTCCTCGCTTACAAGCAATGCGTATGCGTCTATTTAACAAAGCAGTTTCAAAAGGTCAACTTCAAACAGCAGCACAAATCTTAGATAGCCTTGGCAAAGTAGTTGGTGAATCCGTAGAAACAGTTAATATCCAAGCTCCAGAACTTGCTATTCGCATAGAACCAAAGCAATAAACATTTGTAGAATATATTTAAGTCCCTCGCGTATGCATACGTACAAAATAAATTTACAACTGTACCCCCATTGTTACATATTGTTAAGATAATTATATATAAATATATTTACTTATATTTTTTGGTAGAATAAGGGAGAAGGGGAAGGTGTAAAAACTTTCAACTTCAAAACTGCACCTTAAAAAATTGAATATGGAATTAAAACAGAATGGATTCAAAATTGTTTATCAAGAAACAACATCAAATCCATTAGCAAGTTTTAAAAGTTTTATTATGCAGACTAAATCACATGATAAAGCTATCAACTACGCAAAAAGATTTACTGCTTTAAATAATTTTAAATTAATCGAGGTAGTAAGTAACTGGAATTAATCCTCTAGTACTCTTTAAATCAATTGTAAGGGGTGTTAACAAGTCTTAAGACTATAACACCCTTTTATACTACTTAGTCTTTTATAGGCTGACTTTAACTAAACAACACTAAATTAATTAAACTCATGTTAAAAAATTTTGTTATAT